GTAAAGTATTCGCTAGCTCCAACCGTAGCATCTGCGGTTGTTACCGTTAGACGCATGCTGTACGGCAGTGAAGAATCGCTAGCCGGACCGTCTGATTGTTGCGTCATCGTAGATTGTTGAGCCGTATTCCCAACGTAGGTCCACCGATCCAACATTCTTAGTGAATTGTTTCTTGTGTTTGTGCCCGTAGTTGCTGTAAGCGAAGTTCCTTTCTGCGCAATCAGCATCGCGCCGTTCATAATCTTGTTGCGCAAGCCCGCGAGCTGCCCGCCGTTGTAGGACGTAGCGACTACGGTGCCGCCGGTCACATTGCCGGTCAGATTGCCGGTGACGTTGCCCGTGACGTTACCCGTCACGTTGCCTGTAATGGGTCCGGTGATGGTGACGCCGCTGATCGAGCCGCCCGTAATCGTGACGTTGTTGGAGTTCTGCGTCGACATCGTGCCGGCGCCGGTGATGTTGTCCACCGTGTACTGCGTCACGTCCGCAGCGTTGGTCAACAAAAACTTATAGCCGATGCCTGCGGTCAGAAAGATGTCAGCGCGGCCGGCCGAGTCAAGAATGATCGGATTGGTGTTAGGCGTTGAACCGGCTGCCGTGGTGTAGGTGGCGCGAGGTGTGGTGGTGCCTGCGTCGTAGGTGTACAGTTTGCCGGCGGTCAACGGGTTGCCGTTGCCGTCCAGGAACTGAAATTTAAATACTGGCGCAATCGTAGCCATACAAGCCTCAAAGATTGTTTGTGACGGTCAGGATGACTGACGGAATGGCCGGCACCGGCGCTGCCGCCGCAGACGCAAGTATCTGGCAATCTAGATCGTCTGTCGACCACATCAACTCAAAGTAGTCCCCGGCGTTCAAGAACTCAACGAAGTTCCACGCGGCAACGGTTTCGGCGTTGTTGCCTTGGATGCGAATTTGCGTGGCTGAGTTGGCGACGTCGACGCCGTTGGCGCGCAGCCAGATGTAGATGAACGCTGTACCGCCAGACACCTTGTCGAGCTGCGCGGAAAACTGAATGTTGAACAGCCCAGGCCGGTCTACGTAGATACGCGACGTCGGCGTGCCGATGGTGACGCCTCGGCCAAAGCCGGTCGAGTTGAACGTCATGCCGTACGCCGTGTTGATAACCGCAGCCGTCTGCGTAGTCGTGTCGTAGAAGTAGCCGTACCGCGTCAGGGACAGCGTTGGCGTGAGGACCGCAGGACCAACCTGCAAGTCTTCCAGCGAGAACTGGTTTTGCCCCAAGCCCAACAACGTGAAGGCATTGTTGAAGAAGCGATACCACTCGCGCTGCATGATGTTGTCCGGTCCTTCAATGACCGGAACACGCGACGCGGGGATGCGCGTAATGTTAGGCATTGGTGCCGCTCGCTAGCAGCTCAACGCCCATGATGGCGGTCTTGCCCCATCCAGACGCGCTGATTTCGTACACTCGGTCGCGCAGCTTGGTGGTCATGCCGAGCCGACGCCAGATGACGCGCTGGCCGGTTTGACCTTGAGCGCCGACAGTTCTGAAATACTGGTTTGACCAAGTATGGCCGCCGTCATCCGACCAGCGCAACCCCACTAACAAAGGTGGCTGTTCAGTAGGTGACCCCACCACGGTGTTCAATGACGTGCCGGCCTCGCAGTCCAACTGCAAGCTATGGTGCGCCGTGCGTTTGAGATCGTTCTGGCCGCTAGGCAGCGCGCGCCACGAGCGCAACCATCCTTGCGGGTACTGCAAAAACTCAGTGTACGTGTTGAAATCGTAGTACCCGATGTGGCTAAATCCAGGCAGACTGTTGCCTAGATAGACCCTGCCGTAATACGCCGCCGCGCATGAAGGCGAGTGTCGAGCGTATTGGCCGTTGGTGGGTCCAATCGTCGGGTCGATGTATCCGCGCTGGTGCCACATGTTGGTGGCGGCGTCGTATACCCACGTCACGTTGGCAGTCGGAAACGTCAGCACGTAGAAGAAGTGGCCGTCCTGCTGGTACGTGTAAGCAATCGCGTCCGAGATGGTTGCGTACGACTGGATGGCGTACTCGATGGCGTGCGTCGAGATCCGCTGCGGCTGATAGCCTCGGGCGCGGTAGACCATGCCGTAGCCGCGAGCGTCCGCTGCGAGCCAGAAGACGCTGTTGTCCATCTTGGCAACCGAGTATGGCGCAGCGCAGCCGGTTTCCAAGAACGCGCCTTGGATCGGCGCGAGCGGGTAGTCAGGCTGCCCGGCGTCGTACCAGACCTCGGTCGAGTTGTTGCCGAAGATCCAGATTTCTTTGTGGTCGACGATCAGCGACACCACGTTGTCAGGCGACGCTTCAGCGCTTGCAAACGACAGCGCGTCAATGTTGGCGCCGTCGTAAAGCGCTGTCACCCAGACGCGCGCGCTGTTGGGTTCATTGAAGACAAAGTACCCGTTGACGTAGCCGACCGTGACGGCGCCGGGGAAGTCGGGGTCGCCAATTTGCGCAAACACGCCTGATTCGATGTTGTAAATGTAGCCTTTGGGGTTAGTTGCAATAAAGATTTGCCGACCATTGTCCACCATGCTGACCGGGCCGGTGCCGGCTATGCCCGTGCCAACAATCGTTGTGGTGTACTGCGTATTGTCAGATTCAGTAGACGAATATGACGCTTCAATTTGGATCAGACGCGATCCAGCTACGGCATACAACTTGTTTTGCGCAACCCACATGCCGCGCACGGGGGCATTTGTTGCACCGCCTACTACAACGGCGGTACGAATACCCGGCACACGCTGGAAGTACGCCGCCGTCTTGCCACCGTCCGGCGTGGACTCTGGGTACAAGTTAACGAGCCGGTTGTCCGCAGCGTTGATGCTACGGGCAACATACGCGGCGCCAAGAATGGGGGACTTCATCAGAAGTTGCCGGCGTAGATGTTGTAGCGCTGGCGCGTCCCGACGATCGTGTACGGGATCGACATCAGATCGTCAGGATTGTTGATGCGCTTGATGTCTCGCTTGGACGTCATGGCGATCCGCGACACTTGGCGCGAGGGTTCAACACCAAACTCCGGCGCGATCTCGCAGGCCAAGTTGTAGCGGAAGCAACGGAAGTAACCTGGTGGGAACAAGATTGGCGTGGCAAGCACGGCTGGCTGCGTCAGCTCTTGCACCGACACAATGTGGAACTCCAGCACTCGCGTGGGTACTGGATAAATGTACATCTCGACGTTGGGGAACGTCATGTTGGTCCACATGACTTGCGGATAGGTGCTGCGCACCGTCTTGAGCGCAATCCCGTTGTACTGCTGCTGGTTGATGAGTTTCAGACCGTATGACACGCCGGTCGTTGGGTCTTTGAAGTAGGTTGAGTCGTCGATCATAATGGGCCGATTGCCCACAAAATCACCTGTCGGCCCAAGCGTGCGGCTGATCGCCGTGGCCGGCCAGCTAAAGACCTGATCTTGCGTCGAGAACACCGCCAAGCGCTCAGTGTTCCACGACTCAATCATTTGATTCATCGCCAACAGCGCGTCGGCGGACATTGATGCCGAAGGCGTCTCGCCTTCAGCCAGCACTCCGAGCAGACGCAGCGCACCGTTGATGAGGTCGCCAGCCGTAGCTTCGTTACCGCTAAGCGTGAGTACAGTCATGTTAGAACGCTACCTCAGTGGTTTCCAATCTGCACGCCCATCGAATGGTAGTGGCAGCTTGGCCGGCTACAGTCACTGCAAGACCACCATTTGTCGTATCGGCCGACAACGCTAAAACCCACGTTGACGCTCCCGCGTCGGCTTGATCTACAGTAACCGTTGATCCGACTATGGTGGTTGATGCAGCGTTAGCGCCTCGTTTGATTGTTGCCGACAGAACCCAAGATTTTGTGTCTCCGGCGCCGGTGACGTTTGCGATTGCATAGCCAGACACGTGGTACGCACTGTTATTCGGCAAAATCAGTTGGTTCGTCGCGCTGGCGGCCGTGTTGTCGCTTCGTATTACGGTCGGCGTCGCGTCGGTGGTTTGAACGCCCAACATCAACAAACCTGATTGAGACGTGCCCGCAACCACATTAATTGGCGCATTACTGGCAGGTGACGCTTGGTAACCTGTAATGCCGCGAGTCGTGCCGTACGAACCACCCAGAATTGACGAATATGCGCCTGTTGCGGTGTGATTTTTTCCGCTTAGGATGCCTGAGTATTGACCGGATGCAGCATTAGTGGCGCCCCCCAAAACTGAAGCCCATGCGCCGCTCGCTGCGTTTGAAACACCACCTGCAATAACAGACTCAAAACCGGTCGCCCAATTGTAGTCGCCGCCGCCTACCGCAGCATAGTCGCCGCTTGCTCGATTGGAATAGCCGCCACCAATAACAGCGTGCGTTCCGCTTGCCACTTGATTCGCAACCGCACGTCGTTGTTGCCAATCAACCGCATACGTTCCACGTTTGTTGCCGCCTGCAACCGCATCATCGGGCGTATTTCCAAGCAAAGCGCCGTTACCTTTGGGCCGCAGCACCAGATCGCCATTAACCGTTGACACGGTAGGCGTCATCTGTACAGCGTTGGTGGTGGTGTTTGGCGCCGACGATGACAGCGAAAACGTAGCGTAAGGGCTGACTGACGGCGTAGGCGGCGTCGGGTCGTTCAGTGTGGCGACCAGCGTGCGGGTGTCGTATGCGTCTGCGGTAATGACAACGCTGTAGACCCCGTTGGCGGCGAAGAACAAAAACTTGCCGTCGGCGCCGGTGACGATGGGGTTAGACTGTGGGCTTAAAAGAGTTTGGTCGACAACATACGGCGTGCCGCT